TCCCTACAGCATCACTATAGAGATTAGTATTGTCACCAGCCTCAACACCTACCCAAGCATTGTTCGTAACATCAAAATCACCAGAAATACTTGCAGTAAAATTAATTACTGCCATGTGCAAGTAAGTGGTCCTATTGATAGATGTAATAGCACCAAGATTTTCAGCGGCAGTATTATCATCATCAATAATAAGATCATCACCTACAACAAATTTGTAACTGTCGTTTTGAGTAACATACACAAGAGTAGAAGTACCAGCATCAGCAACAAGAAAAGCACGGCCTTGCTGATAAGGATCAGCAGAATTCGGAACAGTTTTATTGTAAGGCTGATACTTATTGTAATTACCGGCAGCACTCTTATTCAAAGAAAGAACCGTCCCCGCTTTAAGAACACCATATCCAGGGGATAAAGTGACATCTTTCATCAGAGCTTGTTCAGGCCGAGAATAGAAAAGCCGCTTGTAATCAGTTTCAGCAGTATGAACTACATACGGAGTTTCGCCATAAATTGCCATTAATCTTCACCTCCTCCTTATTCTTTTTCGCCTGCGAATTTTCGCATTTTAGCTAACCATTTGTCATTCTCTTCAGAAAGACCTTCCGAAGCAGCTTCTTTTTGATTGAAAGAAGTACCAAGAACCGTCTCAGTAACTCCAGAATCAACCCAATCTTTAATTTCAGCATCAACAGCAGCAGAAAAAGTCTCTACATCAAGCTCACCTTCTTTGATGAACCGACCATAAGAAACAAGACTTTTTACTTTGTCGTGAAGACGCTTAGGAACAGCAGACTCAACCAGCTTATCATTAACAATTTGATCAGCATCGGCTTTCATCTCTTTTTCTTTCCTAATTTCTTCGTTCTTAGCAAACTTCAGGATTTGATCATTGGCTGAAGTAAGCTCGGCACGAAGGGCTTGAACCTCTTCAGTAAACTTACTCTCTAATTCGGTTTTTACTTTGTCAGTAATCTCCTTTTCGATTGCAACTTTGGTCTCATCCATTAGTTTCTGATAACCTTCAGGATCCTCAGCTTTCAGTTTTTCCAAATACGTCATTTTGGTTTCCACCTCCTCTTCTTTATTAGACTCAATAAGTTTAACTTCTATTTGTTCATCGGATTCAGATAAAGCCCTTGTCTTAGTATCTGCATCCGTTCCAAACACAACAACAGACGTTTCTTTATAAATCCATTTAGTCCAAATATAAGCAGGACCTTTAAGTTTATAACCATTAACTTCAACTTCTTCTTTATTACCAATTTGTTTAAGTTCAGTTGGCTTACCATAAATACTGGCTTCAAAAGGAAAACCTTGTTTTGATAATCCCTTAAATTCTAATGCGGAGGGTGTATCAAGAAACTGAATACTTTTGTGGACTAATTGATTGTTCTCAATAATAGGCTTACCAGAGAATCCAATTTTAGCACTTGTGTCATGGTCAGATAAAATAGGATAAAACTTCTTATCAGCGGACATACCTTTCAGATCAATAGAAAATCTTCCCCAATACCAATGATCTAAAGGCTTACCTGATAATCCAACTATGTAAACATTCTGATCCTCGTCTATTTTAAACTGAGATTCACTATCAATAAAACTAAATGCCGAATTAGGAACTTTCATAATTCACTCTCCTTATTCTTACAATAAAAATATAATTAAAATTTGTCAACCTATTTCGATTCCTGTTTCGTTTTTTTCTCAACTGGTTTGACTACTCCTTTTTTACCAGGCTCTATTTTATTCTCTTGAACTGCTTCAGCATCTAAAGTTGGTATCAATTCTGGATACATTTCGTCTTCAGTTGCTTGCTCAAGTCTTAATTTCTTATAACCCCCAAAACCAAGTTTCTTTGCAATCTCGGCATTAGGAATTCCAAGTGTGTCATAAACAGAACCATGTTTAACACCAAGATATGCCCTTGCTCTACTTTCAGCTTCGATAACTTCTGAAACAGGAAACGATATATTTACAAGCTTTTCAGGCTTTACTTTCACATTCTCAAAAATAGGTTTTTCATTTTTAAAATCAACTGCTTTTCTTACTTTGAAAAACTCAGGCATTTTTCCAACTTTGTTTTTTAAAAGAAAAATAGCTCCATAAAAATCATACTGTAAAAACCGTTCAAAGCTAACCACTTCATCAGAAATTCTATCAGACATAGGTCCTCTACTTGCTTTCACAGAAGCAAACGTACCTTTCGATTGACCAGTCGATACATCTTCAGGCTCATTCAATCCTGAAGTAATCATGTGCATAATGTCAGTATCCCCTTCACTTATCTTTGGCAACTGTGGGTTTATTGCTGTTATCTTCATTCCTGGGGGAAGGATTAATGTTCCCCCTGGAGTCTTTTTAGCCATAATTCCTGTTTCTCTTTTTTCTTCTTCTGATAAAGACAGCCAAAGACGAAAAGTTTTAGGATCTTCAATATTCACAACCCAAAGATAAGCCCCACTCGACTTTTTATGATCAATCTCATATTTCTTTAAATTTTCATAATGATTTAACCATTCAATAGTTGTCCTAAGATAAGAAGTATTTCGAGTAGAAATAAATGATCTGTCCCAAGACACAATGAATTTGTTCATACCTTTTAAAGCTTTAAATTTGCCTTCAGAAGAACCTAATAAATTTAATTTTTCTATCTTGACTTCTTTCAACAAATTAACATCATGGGCTATATAAATTGAAGGAATATGATACTCAACACCCATTACATCCTTTATGCAATACATTAAAGGTAAGGTTGTTTTAAAAGGATGAACTACTATTCCTCCGGCAACTTCACTTGAATCTACCAAAGCAGGATCAATAAAATCAACTTCTACAAATCCATTTTGATGCAATGTTAAGCAAAGAAAAAGTTCTCCTTCGATCATAGCTCTACCAACAAATTTAGGCCAAAATGTATAAAGTCGATTTCTCCAATCAAATTCAGTTTCATCAATTGCATCTTGAACATCAGAATTATCCGAAGAAATCTCAAATCCAAATCCTGTTAATCTGCCAACTAATCCTCTTACTGAAGTATTGACTTGAGGGTTCTCATGGAATTTATTCCAACATTCAATCTGCAATTCTTTTCGACTGGCATCAGTTGTTCTCTTTACAGTTCTTTGAAGAGGAAAGCCGTCTTCATCTGTATTCTGACCTTCAAGAGAAGCGTCATACTGCCAAGGTAAAGAAAATGATAAAGAAGCCAATTCTTCATCTGTTAATTTACCTAAAGCTCTAAGAGCAGTATTAAAACTTTCCATTTTGCAACCCCTTTAACTACTTTATTTTAAATCTATCTGCAAATTCGATAAACAACGTAGAACCATAAAAATAAAAGAATAAATAAAAGCATACTACTTTTTATTTCCTTTTTTCTTCTTACCTTTTTGTTTTTTTGATCCAGTGACAATAGGATTAGTTTTCTTTTTTCCAGTTGATTTCTTAGCCATTTATACCACTCCCTTCAAAATTTTATAAAGATTCAACTTCTGGAAGTACCTTTATATAAAGTGATCCCCAAACTATTCCATCAGGATAAATAGGATCGTAAACTACTAAATAAACATTCCTATAACTATTTGCCACAATAGTAGTCCCCCCAAGCACTAAACGAACTTCGCCAAGTTCATAACCTACCTGATTCCAAAGGATTGGATCAGTAGATTTATTAGTTGATGTTAAAGTGACTCCCTCAAATGTAACCGTCATTTTGGTCACACTCGATAGATTAACAGCCACCCCATCAGCTTTCAATATCAAATCAATAGTATTATCATGGCTTAGATAAACAATTTCAGTTAGCATCTATACTCCTCTCTATCGTAGTGGATAACATACTTCTAATTGGAGTGGTACTAAATAATTCTGGATCAATGATAATACCCAAAGTAGAAACTGGATCGCCGAAGTAATCAAGCGGGAAGAATACCAGAAAATAATAATTCGGGAAAAAATTAAAGTTCATTATTTAAGTCCCGTCTCTGGTCCCTACCGCTGTCCGGTTGCCGCTGGTATCTACCGTTGCGGAAATGCGGGCCTTGGTGTTGGCCATGTCTTTAAAAACGACCGTAGTCGATCCGCCGCCAGAGGAAATTCCGGTTAATACGGACAGCATCAGCCGCATAGCCTGTCGGAAAGTGATAGTTCCTTCTACCACCTCGTCAAGGACCGCCGTCACATTGAACCCGAAACAGATCCCGCCCTTGTCGCCGTCAACCGTGGCCTCGATATAAATCGTGTAAGTCTTTCCGACCTCAAAGCCGTTGGCGGTCGTGCAGGCAATCAATTCCGTGTAGAACCCGGTGGTGTTGGCATCATCCAGTTTGGCCATGTTGCCAGTCAAGATTGCGATTGCCGTTTCATCTTCATAAATCCAATAAGCCGGAACCGCATCTGCGTCCGTCAGAATTCCAGTATCGGGATCATGGGTAGTGATACTGAAAACCAAATTATTCTCCAAGTCTACTTTCGCCGGGCATCCCATGTTAATTCACCTCCATCGGTTTATCTCTGTATTCTCCGCATCCGTCAAGGGCATCCATCAAAACCTGGATACCAAGATAATATCCTGTGCTAATTCGTTCCGGGGCCGGTTTATGCTTTCGGCAAAGCCCAGGAGTATTAATGCCGGCGATGATAGGAGCATCTTTTATGCGGTCATGCTCCCGGTCCCACCAATAGCATTTATGGCATTGTTCCTTATGCAGCATCTTCGTGCCAATCCGGGACCGGCTTGAAATGGTCCACCAGCCAGGATAAGGGTTTAACTGCCTTCGGCCATTTGTCGTTTAGCCATAGGTCTCGGCTGTATTGCTTAGCGTACTCCTGGGCCTCCCCGGAAATCTCATAGGGGAATGTCCCGGTTTCAAAAGCCCCCCGGAAGTTGCCGGTTCGGAACATGTGGGCGAACCAAGTCTTTTTCGATGTGATCATCTTCCCGCCGGACAACCAGGCTTTGCAAGCCAGCTCCGTTCCGAATTGCCCCCATGATCCGGTGGCTTCGTCCATTCCGCCCAGATCCCAAAACCGATCCCGCCGCATCAGGAAACAAGCCCCGATACAACTCATGGTTTCGATCAAATCCCCCTGGCACTCGGGCCGCTTTTTGTGCTTCTTCCAGTATTGGAAGTGCATCTCCTTGTCGAACCGCCAGGAGACCGTTACCTTGTTTCCCCGGGGTTCCCAAACCACGGTTATCTTTAAATGCTCGGACCCGCACTTCTCGCACTTCTCCGGCTTAACCCCCTGGTAGGTCCGGTGATGGCACTCCATACACTCCCAATCGAAGGCGTGGAGGTTCCACATCATCGGTATCATCGTCCAATCGGGCTGGCAATCTTCCATGAGGATACGGTCGAACCCCGGGCCGACGGCGCAATGGGCGTCCAGTTTGGCAATAAATTTAGCCTGTGAAATCCTGGCCCCCTCGTTGGTCGCTGCCCGTTGGCCGATGCTTTCCGTATGATGGACAATCGTTACCCTCGGATGATCGGGGATAGGTTCTGACGGCCAATAACCATCAAGGATGACGATAATTTCAGAATCGGCCTCGATGTTCGCCAAAATATTTTCAATGGTCTGCTTCAAAAACATCTCCTGGCGACTTGGGATAATCACGCTAAGTGCCTTCATCGAATTTCCTGCTCAAATCATGAAACAGTCCGAAGGGGTTGAAATCTTTCTCCCCGCAGAATCTTCCATTCGGAAACATGAAAATGGTCGGCCTTTCATCGTCCGGGATACGCTTGATCTCATCCCCGAGCAGATGGGTCCAGCGTTTTATTTTCTGCTCATCCCGGTTCGGGTAACGGGTGCGCTGCTGTGAGCCGCCGAAGCGTATGAACAATTCCTTCCGAATCGCATAACTGTTTCCGTGGGCCGAAATCCTTGGCTTTTCCCCGATAAACCCCCACCGTTTCATTTCTTCCATGTCCTGAGTGAAGCCCCCGTTCTCATCCAGGATGCCTACCTCTCGCTTGAACCGCACTATATCATAGGTAGTATTGTAAACGGCCATGATAAGCTCTTTGGAAATAATATGGTCAATGTCTGTGCAGATCAAGTATTCTCCCCGGGCGATCTCAGCCCCCTTGTTCCGGGCGATGGGCTGCGTCCAGGTGCCAAAGTTGTTGGTAGCAAACAGGGTCACGTTCTTTAACTGGCTCCCCCCCAGGTCAAGGGCCGGTTCGCTGCCGTCATCGACAAAGATGAACTCCACACCTTCGGGCAAATCCATTCGCTCGAAGTGGATCAGTTGCCGCCGGAATATTTCGTGGCTGTTCAGGATGGCGACGATGATTGAGACCCTCATTCCCAAAACCCTGCATCCCAATTTTTTTTATAGTCTTCCAGTTTGTAGCTCATTTTTTTAGCCATTGTCGTGGCCACCCGTGCCATCAACTTTATTTCCGAGTCGTCCGTTCTCCGGTAAATCTGCCGTAGCGTCGCACATATCGTATTGACACGCACCTTTTGCTTCATCTCGCTTTCCGGGCATGGTTCGTGAAGGCTCACGGATTAACCCAGTAGGCCGTGGGTTGCAACTCTTTGGTTATGTACCAAGGGACAATATTATGACTGTGGACATAAGCCTCCACCGCCTTCTGAACCCCGACCTCCCCGCCGTAAACATCGTGACAGGAAATAATCCCGCCACGCTTTACCTTGTCGGCCCAGAGAATAATGTCCATCATAACCGCATCGAAGCGATGATCTCCGTCAATAAAGATAAAGTCCAGGGTTCTATCTGCTATATCGGCCAGGGCGTCAAGGCTCGTCTTGCGGATAATCGTCACGTCAAACGGCTCCAGCACTTGAACGGCTGTTTCATAAAGCTGGTCCTGCCTTGCCTGGGGGTATTTCGTATCGATGGCTGTCCAGGGATCAATGCAAAACATTTTCAATTTCGGATTATCCTGACAGAGTATCTTCGAGAACCTCCCCCTTCTTACTCCTATTTCTGCCCCGATATTAAAATTAAGGGTCGCGAAAAGTGGGGCCAAGTCATATCTCGAATGCCTATATCCCGAACACCAGGGCAGGTTCCGCTTGGTCTTGTTGGACAGGTGGAACTTTTTGGCGATAGCATCATGGGTCGATTTGTAATTATCCATTGATTACCTGCTTTCCGAAAATGAGAGAATGAATCCCATCGCTTGAAACGATGGGAACTGCGCTCATCGAACCGGCACTCGGGGTAGACGATGGCGTACTGGATGGTGACGGCGTACTGCTCGGAGTATTGCTCGGGGTCGAACTGGGCGTGCTGCTCGATGTCGATGACGGCGTGCTACTCGGGCTCGGCGTACTCGACGGGGTACTGGATGGTGTTGAGCTTGGCGTTGACGACGGCGTACTACTGGGCGTTGAACTTGGAGATGGGGTAGAACTCGGCGTCGAACTCGGGGTTGAACTTGGCGTCGATGATGGGGTGCTTGACGGAGTTGAACTCGGCGTCGAACTCGGGCTTGGTGTTGAGCTGGCCGTCGATGATGGGGTGGAACTCGGCGTAGAACTTGGGGTCGAGCTTGGAGTTCCAGACGGCGTACTGCTTGGAGTAGAGGACGGGGTACTGGATGGGGACGGGGTGCTGCTCGGCGTGGAACTCGGCGTCGGTGACCCGGTACTTGACGGAGTAGAACTGGCCGTGGACGAAGGAGTCGATGAAGGACTCGGGGTTGACGAAGGCGTTGATGACGGCGTACTCGATACAGTTGACGAAGGCGTATAACTGGGCGATGGAGTAGACGAAGGCGTAGAACTTGGGCTTGGAGTCGAAGACGGCGTACTCGACGGGGTGCTCGATGGCGTACTGCTCGGGGTAGAGCTTGGGCTTGGCGTGCTGGATGGGGTACTGCTCGGACTCGGGGTGCTGCTTGGCGTTGACGATGGGGTAGAACTTGGCGTTCCAGACGGCGTTGAACTGGCCGTAGAACTCGGGGTAGAACTTTTAGTCGATGACGGCGTACTCGACGGAGATGGTGTTGAGCTGGGTGTCGAGCTTGGACTTGGGGTTGAACTTGGGGTGCTGCTGGCCGTACTGGAAGCCGTTGAACTCGGGGTGCTGGATGGGCTTGGTGTGCTACTTGGCGTACTCGAAGGACTTGGGGTAGAACTTGGAGTCGAACTCGGCGTCGAGGAAGGCGTTGAGGACGGAGTGCTGCTCGGTGTAGATGAAACGGTACTCGACGGAGTGGACGAAGGGGTACTGCTCACCGTACTGCTTGGTGTGGACGAAGGACTTGGCGTACTGGACGGTGTAGAACTGGGAGTCGAACTCACTGTTGACGATGGCGTACTGCTCGGACTCGGGGTGCTACTGGGAGTAGAGGACGGCGTTGAACTTTTGGTTGAGCTTGGGGTACTGCTCGGCGTAGACGATGGAGTAGACGAAGGCGACGGTGTCGAAGACGGCGTTGAAGATGGAGTGCTACTTACCGTTGAGGATGGCGTTGAGCTTGGGGTACTACTCGGGGTAGAACTCGGGCTTGGTGTGCTGGATGGAGTAGAAGAAGGAGTTGAACTTGGCGTACTACTCGGGGTGCTGGAGACTGTCGAGCTTGGGGTACTGCTTGGAGTTGAGCTGGGCGTTGAACTGGCCCCACCCGCCTCCACATCATCCATAATAAAACTCTCCCCCAAACTCCAATCGGCATCCAACCCGGAAGTCGGGGAATAAAGCAACCAGCTTTCGCCTAAACTCCAAACTGGATCTCTATCGGCCATTAGATAATCACCGGGACAGGCCAAACATAAACTTCATCGCTGGCCTCATACGCATAAAGTAACATCTTGCAATCTACCCACCCTGCTGCTGCTTGGGTAACATGGACATGAAGCGTATTGGTCCAGTCGTTTGCGTCAGTCCGGGTAGTAATCGCTGGTGCATTTGTTGTCTCCACATAAGTCAACGGAGAATCATCACTCATATAACGGCAAGTCAAAACAAGTGCCCCTGCTGCTATGGAGGAGTAGGTTGTCTGCACAGCATAGGTGATCGTATATGTACCAGCGGCCAGCCAAATTTTATGATTCTCGAAGATAGTGATCGGGGCAATCGTAGAACAGTTGGTCTGAGCTACCACCTCAAGGCAATGGCCGGTAGTCGTTGTTAAAGGGTTGGTAGTCGGGGCATCTCCGCCGGAATTGATAGCCACCTTGGTTATAGTACCCATCGGCTGATAGCAAACAGAGGCCCCAGGGGTATTACCATGATCCTCAGAGTAGACGCCTTGCTTTCCGTGGCTACCTACTCCGGCGGTGTTGCGACTGTTAAAGACAGGCGATGCGGGAATTTTAGCATCACGGAGAAAGATGGATAATGCATTTGAATCTGAAGCACCAAACATAAAATCAGTTGCATTAGGAACAGCAATATCTGATGAGTTATACCCAATTTTTCCAGAAACTGTATGACCTATGCCGGAGATGAGGCCATAATTACATCCAAAGACAGTTCCAGAGACTGTATGACCTGTGCCGTAGTTGATGCCATAACTACACCCAAAGACAGTTCCAGAAACTGTATGACCTATGCCGTAGTTGATGCCATTAGTACACCCAAAGACAGTTCCATAGACTGTATGACCTGTGCCGTAGTTGATGCCATAACTACATCCAAAGACAGTTCCAGAGACTGTATGACCTGTGCCGTAGTTGATGCCATAACTACACCCAAAGACAGTTCCAGAAACTGTATGGCCTGTGCCGTAGTTGAGGGCATAACCACTAAACGTAGTCCCCGTAGCCACACTGTTGGCAATCTCACATTGATAAACACCGGCAGATGTAGTGGCATTGGCATAGTCGCAAATGCTAATCGCTGTGGTGCAGGCCGACCGGATAGAAACATTTCTGCTGGAAAGTCCGACTCTCGATAACGGGTATTGAGTTGAATCCACATTATTAGTAGTCAAAATTAAATACTTGGCATGGATTGTCGCTAATAAATCCCGTTGCTGGTCATAGGCAGCAGGTCCGATACTTACCAGTGCCACCCGGTTATGCCCCGTAGTCGTTGACCAGCCAGGGTCAGCGGTGGCTACATCCTGAACTACATTGACTACTTTGGAGTTGGTGTAAGTGCTTCCGCAATACATGGAGATATTGCCGGAGCCTACCGCACTTGGGATGACTATACAGGTATCGGTGCCCGTTACCGTAGACAGCTTGCACCCGTTCCCGCTGATTCCACGGACATAGTACTGCTGCCCCTCCACCAATCCCGTCGGCAGAGTTCCAGACGATTTGACCCTGACTATCGTATCCGCCGCAGGGGGCACTCCGTTCCAGGTAATCAACCCGGTCGTGGTGTTGACCTCCGTAGCTTGTGCCACCGGACCCCAACAGCCATAGTGCATATAAATCGTGCCGGAGCCATCGCCTGTAATGGCAATCGTACCACCGCCTATGGTAGCTTCCAGTTCTCCCGTTGCTCCCGAGACGGCCTTAACAAAGTAGATCGTCCCGGCAGTCAATTCTGCCGGTAGCGTCCCAGATAAAGTAATTGGCGTTCCATTGGGTGGGATTGCCGGAGTATTGGTTGGTGAAACGATGGTAAACTTTTCCGTGGCATTGGCAAAGGTAACGATAAAAGGGACTCCATAGGTCTCCGCATACTTATTGACGGGTTGAGAGCAACAAAGCTCAACATCAAGATACTGGGCATTGATACTGCTCGTGGCCCCCAGTTCAATCACCGCCTTGGTAGCCAAAGCCAGACAGGTATCCACTCCGAAAGTCCCGGTCCCATCCGTAGTCAAATCTATTGCCGTGCCGCCGGAAGTAAGTGCCACCTTAAAAGTATTCTCCGCCGTATCCCGGACGAAGTAATTAACCCCTACTTGGAGTGGTGCAGGTAACACAGAACTGGTGCTGCTTGGGAAGAATGAAACCAGAGTGGTATCAGGCAGACCGTGGGTTGCGGCTGTAAGGGTATTGGCTGATTCCGACCCGGTAACAGTTAGCCCCTTGACGCCCCTCCAAGTGCCGTCAGAGTTAGCCAATATGCGTCCTTTGACTGCCGCATTGGTCCCGACTATGTAATTACCAGTTTTCATCTTCAGATGACCGCTGGAGCTATCCTTCCAATAAAGCATCCCCGGCGTGGTGGTATGGCTGGTGATAGTAACAGTTTGAAGACCCGCAAACCCCGACATATCAACATCACAATGAACCTTATTATTTAATTGGATGACAATAGGGCTATCGTCCATAGCCGCGAGGTTGGCTGGTGGACTGCCGCTACTCGGTCCATCCTTCCACACCGTCATGTCGGACCAAGCACCATCTTTTTGAGAATAATAAGTTGCCATTTAGTCCACCCCCTCAAACTTATGCTCAATCACATAAGTCTTGAACTGATTCCAGGTAATGTTCCCGGCCAATCTCTGCACATAAGCCGTCAGCTTGGCAAAGGTGAATAAACTATCAGCCCACTCATTATTCCATACCGTTTCCGCCTGAGCATACGTAGCGTTAGGGTTCTGCCTGATTTTACGAATCAGCCACCACAAGGCTTCTTTAATCTCCGGCCCCAGGTTATCGAATATAACCGACCGGACAGCTTCGTAGTCAAGCCGAGCCTGCATCAAGGATTTGATGGGGGCCATAGCCGCAGTAACTTCCTCGTCTGAGGGTTCGTGCGGGAAATAAGGCGTGAATCCTTCCAGAACTGTAGATCCGTCCAGCACATCAACCCGAACCTCATAACCCCAAGGGCGGGTGATGCGCTTAATTATATTATGAGTTAGAGCCATTTCATACCGTCCTATATTTATAAAACGCAGTTAAAACCTTATCCACATACCCCTGATTCTTGTACCTGCCCTTATCCCTGCCCGTATCCCCAAGTTTGGCCGTCCCCGCATTGTAGGCCGCTACCGCATTAGTAATTAAGCGTTCCGGGGACGATTGCCAGTAGCGGTCAAACAGTTGCTTCAAATGCGTGCACCCGTAATTTAAACCGTCCGTTACCCGGAAAAGATAATCCAGACAACCCAACGGCAACCCGTCTTCATGGGCCACCACGCCCATGACCTGCATCAACCCGCAGGATGTGGATAGTAATGCCTGGGTCTGGGGGTCCAGTTTTCCATATTGGGGGTGGTGGTCGATATATTTTTTCTTGAACTTCGCCTCATACCGAAATGCCTCTGGGTCGAAAGACGATTCCACGTAGACGATGGCCGCCACCAATGCCGGGTCAAGGCTGTATTGGCTGGCTGCCGTTTTTATTTCGTTTTTGAAAGGAACGTCCATTCCTTTTTATCCCTTTGGTCAATGACAGGATCTTAATGCCGGGTGATCGATTTCCCGAGTTTGAATATCTCCGGGATCTGGTTCCGGCTTCCACTTGCCGTCCCATTCACAAAAGGGACATTGAGGTTCTTTAGTGTCGTTGGCCGTTTTAAAAATGGTAAAGCAAAGGGGACATTGGATTGTCATTCCGCCTCCCCGATTATCTCCGCCTCACAAACCGGCGCATGATTCAACGATCTGATTTGATGCACCAGCCGTTCGACCACATCCAACAATTTAGAGTGCCGAGTTTCAAACACCTGCAACTTAGCTTTTAACCCCTTGATCTCTTTAACGCACTCTTTCATGTTCAGTTCCAGTTCATCGTACTGGCCACGGACCCTGGCGGCGTCCTCTTTATATTGAGTAACCAGTGACGTTGCGGCCCCCTCGATAATATCCGCAGACTCGGCGTTCTTGACCCTGGATTCGGATAACATCTTTTTGCGAGTCAGTAGGGAGACAATCACTGCCCCGGAGCCGCCCAGTATAGCTGCGAGAGTGGCAACCACCACCGTCCAGAGACTATCCATGTCTACGCCCTATCCTAATCAGGTTGCCCAGCTTGGTAGCCAGGATGACAAAGAGCGTGATGCTGATGAGCCACCGGGTGGTCCCCTCCACAAAAACGTCATGATAAAAGCGGTCGTAGATTATCAGCAGGATGGTAGTCGATGCCCAGGTTCCGGCGAGAGAGTTTGACAACATCACCCACTTATCTATCACCCGGCCCTTGAAGAAATACCACCCGCTCAGCCCGACAATCGTCAATGCAACGACCAGGTTGATGTACGACATCGGGTTCATGGTGATGACAGATTGAGGCATTAGTTTCCGTCCTTAGCAAACCAGCCCAGGACAATCAGCCCCACGGCAACAATGGCCGCCTGATAGTCGGCAGGGATGATGACGTTGAAATGGCTGGCCAGGGCAACTACCCCGGCGATAAAAGCGGTGATCGTGGTCTTAGGGTCTTTTAACATAGTATTCTCCTTTCGTTAATGAAATTCACTTCCGCAACCAAAACACACCAAGCCATAAACGGTATCCACCAGGAAATGTTGTTTACAGTTTGGGCACAGCCGGTATACAATCATGGTCATTCTCCTTTCCAGGCTGCCAGTCCACTTTCTTTTCGTGGTATGAAAAGTAGCCTCCTATCCAGACGCCCCAGAACATGGGGTACTTCACCCAAATACTCTTCCCCCTGGCTTCCATCGCCTCTATAAACACCGAATTAGCCACAGCAAAAGAAACCACAGGATTAGCGTCAACACGAAAGAGATAATCATGCAGTACCCCCTCCCTATGTGCGGTGCTACCCCAAATGAACGAAACCAGCGGAATGTGCCTCGTGGAAGCCAGGTCCGTCCATAGGCCCGCCGGTACCGTCACCAGGCCCACCAAATCGGATTGATAGACAAGGTCTTCTTCAAGCTGCCACAGGTTCTCGTTTGTGGGGCAACATTTGATGACAAGTTCGGTCAGGAATTTGGACATTTCTTCAACCCCTCCGTTTTGGAAAACTCCTGCAATAGCTTCCTATGCTCCCGTTTAGCCTTCTTGATAACCCCACGGCTGTAGCGTATTTTCATATCTCACGGCTCCGGTAACACGTTGCCGACTGGACTCATTAAGGTTGATCCTGGTTTTCCCCTCCGAATTATTTCACAACGGGGGTTGGCTCCGGCGCTGGATATGGCGGTATCGGTCCAGGAACGTGGGTCGGTACAGGTGTAAGCCCAAGTTGGGGTGGTGGAGGAACAGGTGCAGGACTCGGAATTACTGATGGAATTATGCTTTGCCATCCTATTATCTCCTTACTTAGCCACTGGATTTGTCGTAGTCGTTGTGGTGGTCGGCACACTTGTTCCAATGGTTGGATTTCCCGTATGCCCGATGACGCTGGAAACTCCCGCAGGTCCCTGGACCCCGGAAGGGCTGCCCTGAAGACCGGAGTTATTGTTCCCATAGTATACCGACCCATGAGTGCTGGAGTTTACCGTTTTCAGTGCTTCGTTGAAGAAATACCCCTGTGTGGCGATACTGATCGGTATCCCCATAAGATTCATGGCCGCCAGGTAAACGGGCAGGTATTCATCCCGGTACTGTTCCACCGACTTGAACGCCTCCCCGGTGATGGGGTAGTAAACCTCCAGCTTTTTTACCCCGCTCATCCTAATCTCTTGCCCCTCGTGGGCCTCGATGGTTAGGAGTGGTTTAATCTTGGATAGTGCTGCCATCTGCATCGTAATCGCTTCTACCTGGGCGTTGTGGTAGGCGATTCGATCGGCAGAAGAAGCACACCCAAAAAGGCTACAAGTTGCGATTGCAATAATCAGTTTTTTCATATCATTATCCTCTCTACTACCACCACCCCATGTCTACTTTATCCTCAATAATCGTCAAACTTTTTACGGAACTATTTTTATTAATGTAGGGGAGGAAGGTACGATTTTTGTACCGGACAAAGGGAGGGACCATGCGGATGCCCCCCAATCGTTTTTAGCCAGTGCCTTGACGCTGAATGCTCCGTTTGGCATTGTGCCCAGGTCGTAAAGTATTCGCTTCCCGTCCGCCACCACCGGGACGCACTCTACCGCTGGAATGTCAATAGCCTCTTGGGTTCCGAATTGCAGCTGAAAGCCGGTTACCTTTTCCGCCGTTGAAGTACAGTCACAGGTTAGGAATGGGGCTCCTAAAGACTGAACCGGCAACATCAAAATAGCAGCAATAACAACTCCAAGCATTATCACTTTTATACTCATTTTAATTCTCCTTTCTATTTGATTTGCATACCTTTCAGGGATACTGGCATTATTTTGTTGTCTTGGATAACTGAACCATAGGGGGAATGCCCGGATATACTCCTGGCCATCGCCTTGACATAAAACGGACCATCCGGACGCTGCGCCATGTCAAAACAGAGAATGGCCTCATCAATACCGCATTGGATATATGTCGGCCCGCCTATGTTCCCACAAGATGTAGCTGCCGGGATTTCGAAGGGTTCGGTTTCATCAAACTGTAGTTGGAACGAAATTACCTGCAACGATGCCGGGACACAAAAGGGGATGGAAAGATAACGGAAGCCTATGGCCTGAACCGGGAACATTAAAAACATAACCCCAAAGGTTAATAAAATTAATTTTTTCATTCGTTATCTTTTTTTATTTGGTTTATTAATTTTTTCTTGGGCCAGCTATTTTTACACCGGGTGCAGTACCACCAAAGGTTATTTATTTTATGGGAGATGATTAGT